CGAAGGATGAGGTGCTTGCCCGCCTCACAGCGCACGCCCGTGGCGATATGGGTGACTTCCTACGTGTTGACGAAGAGGAGATCACCCTTTCGTGGTCACTGCTTCGCCCCGCCGTCAACGACGATGGCGAGGTTGATGTCGCCGGCGTCTCGCTCGATTTGGCGATGCGTGATCAGGTGAAACCAACCGACCTGATCCTGAAGACGGAGACGATCACGCGCTCGGTGGCGCGTCTTGATCTCGTAGCGGCCGGCCGTGCTGGAAAACTCCACTTGGTCAAGAAATACAGCGTGGATAAAGACGGCAGGGTCAGCATTGAACTCTATGACGCCCAGACGGCGCTTGCAAAGCTGGGCGAGTACTACAAGGTGTTTGGGAATGGCCGGGGGGCTGATGTCCTGGCGCATATCGATCTGACGCGGCTGAGCCCGCAGCAATTGGAACGGATTGTACACGGAGATGATCCCTTCGCCGTCATCCTCGGCATTGAATAGCCTGCAATTTCGCGCCCAGGCCGCCCTGGAGTTGCGCCGCCGTGCCGTGCGGACGCCGCAAGAGTCTCGCACGGCGCCGGAGTTTCGCGGCGCCGTGGCGCAACTCCGCGCCAGTCGCGAACACGAGGTGATGATCAGCGGCCCGGCCGAGACCGGGAAGACATTCGGTTGCCTGTATCTGCTGCACGAACGCCTGCTGGCTACGCCTGGCGCCTCAGCTGCCATTGTCCGCAAGGTGCGCGCCGATATGGACGCCTCGGTGCTCAATACCTGGCGGCGTGTGCTCCAGGCCTTGCCCGCCGGCGTGACGGTCTACGGCGGAAACAAACCCGAGTGGTATTCCTACCCCAACGGCTCGATTGTCTATGTCGGCGGAATGGATCGGCCCGGGAAGGTGCTTTCGGGCGAGCGCGACTATATCTACGTCAATCAGGCGGAAGAGCTCTCGAGCGAAGACTGGCAGACGCTCACGACCCGCGCGACCGGCCGTGGGGGCGTTGCGCCGTACCCCCAGGTCTTCGGGGACTGCAACCCCGGCCCGCCTTATCATTGGATCAAGCATCGGCGCTCGCTGCGACTCCTCGAAAGCCGCCACGAGGATAACCCCTCGCTCTTCGATGCGAACGGTCAACTTACCGAGCAAGGCGCGCGCACGATGGCGGTACTTGATGCGCTGGAAGGCGTGCTGAAAGAACGCTTGCGCTACGGTCGGTGGGTTGGGGCTGAGGGTTTGGTTTATGCGTTTGATGCGGCCCTGCACCTGATCGACCCGTTTCCCATTCCTCCAGCGTGGCCCCGCGTTCGCGCGATCGACTTTGGCTTTACCAATCCCTTCGTCTGTCTGTGGCTGGCACGCGACCCTGACGGGCGGCTCTACCTCTACCGCGAGATCTACATGTCGCAGCGCACGGTTGCCGAGCACGCCCTGACCATTCGTGCCCTGAGCGACGGCGAGCGCATTGAAGCGACCATTGCGGATCACGATGCCGAAGATCGAGCAACCCTGGCGCGCGGCGGCATTCAGACTCTCGCCGCCTACAAGGCCCTCAGTCCAGGTATTCAGGCGGTACAAGCACGACTGCGGAAAGCCGGCGACGGCCGCCCGCGGCTGTTTGTCTTCAAGGAGTGCCTGGTTGAGCGCGATACCGAACTGCTCCAGCGCCGGCAGCCGATCAGCACCGTGCAAGAGTTCGACGCCTACGTCTGGCCCAAGGCCCAGGACGGCAAGGTGCTGAAAGAAGTCCCGATGGATATGTACAACCACGCGATGGATGCCCTGCGGTACGGCGTGGCCTATGTCGATCAAATCCAGAAGACCCGAACCGATCGCACGCCGCCGCCGTGCTCAACGAGCTGGCGCACTATGAGGTGATCTATGGCGACTCCGTTTGATGACAAGACGGTCAAAGACATTGAGACGGATCTCGGTGAGCGCATAACCGAAATTGCCCAAGCCGCGTTGGCGTTTGCCAGCGGGGATCATTGGCAAAATAGTGAAGGCTGGATCGGGCCGCGTTTGCTGGATGTGACCGAGGGTTCGGACACGGCGCTTGCAGAGATTCGCCGCGGCTTCATCTCGAAGAACGTGGTGAGGGAAATCATCAACCGCCACACCTCAGCCCTGATTGGCCGTGAGCCGCGTTGGGAGTTTGCCCTGGTTCGGCCACTCGCAGAGGGCGAAGAGCCGACCGACGCTGAAGCCGCGCTTATCAACGAGGCCGAGGCAGTTATGACCACCTGGTGGGACGACCGTGCAGTGATGAAGGTACTGCGTAATGCATTGACGGCGTTGCTCTGTACCGGGCGTGGGCCATTGCGGTTGTACGTCCCGGCCGGGCTGCTCGATCCCAACGAAGACGATCCGTACGCCGGCACGGTGCCGGCGGGCGATGTGCCCGCGCAACTGGCACGGCTCAGCTTGGACGCCCCTGCGCCCGAGATCTGTACCGTACTGATCGATGAGGCAACCCGGCTCCAGGCCGGTGTGCTGTTGTACGAGGTCGATAAGAAGCGCCGGGTTGAGCTCAGTACGGTGGACGGCCAGGAGACGGTAGTGCGCGTGCTGGAAGGAACCGAAGTTCGTTCAGAGGTGCGTCTGCCGCTGGGCGGTAATCTGCTGATTGCTGAGATGGTGCGCGAGGCGTTGATTACGGAACAGGTGCAGGGCCAACAAAAGGTGGTCAACCTGGCATTGACCATGGTTCCGCGTAACGCAACGCTGGCCGGGTTTATGGAACGGGTGTTGACCAACGCGCAACTGCCTGGCAAATGGGTTGATGATCCGAACGCGCCTGAGGGGAAGCGCTTTGTGCCGGAGCCGATCGCCTTCGGAAGTGGAACGGTCAATAACCTGCTTGGCGTCGAGATTCGCGATACGGAAACTGGGCAAGTAAAGGGGTATGCAAACCCGACGATTAGCTATAAGGAACCGACGCCGCCAAAAACCTTTGAGGATACCAAAGATCTGGCGTACCGCTGCATGTTAGAAGAATGTCAACAAGCTCACGCCCTGCTCTCTGGCCTGACCAACGTCTCGTCGGATAGCCGACGTCAGGCGATGGCTGACTTCTTAATGAGCCTCTTGCTGAGTGCGCCGGAGGTCGAGCGTGTCGTGCGGTGGGTGCTGGAGACGGCGTTGGCGCTCGCCGCCCACTTTGCCGGGCAAAGCAATCGCTTTGCCGGCCTCCGCGCAGTCGTAACAGCGCAGATCGATACCGGGCCGTTGACCGAAGCTGATGCACAGTTGGCGATTAACCTGGTTGGTGCGCGGCTTTGGAGCCAGCAGACCGGTATGGCCTTTGTTCGGGTGCAAGACACGGACGCCGAGAAGGCCGTGATCGCAACCGAACGCGAGGCTGAGGGCACTGTGGGCGAGCGCTTACTTTCCGCATTTGAACGAGGGTAACTATGGCTATCGTAAAAGGCCCTTTTCGGCTCCATTGGCAGAACCTTGCTCACAACAAGGTATGGGAACGACTACACGATGAGGTGACGGACGTGTTGTGTGGCGTTGCTGGTTCTGATGCCGAGCACACCTCGTGACACCCGAACTGCACAGCCTGTTCACCTTGCTGCGTGCAGCGCTGATCCAGGCGCTCAACGCAGTCGAAGACGCGCTCAAGCTCCCGCGTAGTGTACTCTCGCGTCACGAGCGGCGCCTGTTCGAGCAGTGGCGCAACGAACAACAGACGAACTCTCGGCAGCACTAAGTTGGAGCCGTGTGCTATAATCTGAGCAATCGGCCCACACCTGTACAAGGCGTGGCGTATCCCTTCCAAGGATACGCCACGCTTTTTCTGTTTTCCGTAAGACATATGACCATCCTCAACGATATCGAGCGCTTCCGCGCTGACACCCTTGCCCAGGATCGCCAGCGTCTGGCGGCCTTGGCGCGTGCGTATGGTGAGCTGTATCGGCAGCTAGAGCAGCGCATCAATCGCCTGCTCGACCGTATCGCCCAGGCGCAGGCCGCAGGCATCGATGTGCGACCGACCTGGCTCGTCGAGTTAGATGAAACGCGCCAGCTCCTCGCCGAGGCGGAACTCCTCTTCGGGACGGTCTTTGCACGCGAAGCACTGGCCATCGTCACAACGGCACAACAGCAGGCCGTTGCCCAAGCCCAAGCGCACGCCGTCCAACTCATCGGCGTGATGCGACCATTGGTCACACCGCGTCGGCTGAACACAGACGCCTTTACCGATCTCGTTGGCGCACTCAGTGACGGGACGCCGCTCCAGCGGTTGCTCGCCCAGTTCGGCCCTGATGCCGCCGCTGCTATACGCGACGCACTGATTGCATCAGTCGGTCGTGGTGAAGGTTCTGCGGTGATCCAGCGGCAGATCCGATCAGCCCTCGGCGGCAGCCTAACCCGCGCCATGCGTATTGCGCGCACTGAACCGTTTCGGGCGTTGCGTTCGGCGTCGCTGCGGTCGTATCGCGCAAATGCCGATCTGGTCGAGGGATGGGTTTGGGTGGCGTCGCTCTCGCCGCGAACGTGTCCGGTCTGCTGGGCGCTCCACGGGCGCGTCTTTTCGCTCGATACACCCTTCGCCTCGCACGTGATGTGCCGGTGCAGTCCAGCACCGAAACTGCGCGGTGTGGCGTCGCCTGTACCCATCAGCGGCCCCCAGGCGTTTGCCCGCCAGCCGGCAGCCGTCCAACAACAGATTCTCGGCCCAGCAAAGTATCGCGCCTACGTTGCCGGGGAGGTAACGCTGGCCGACCTGGTGGGTGAGGATACCCATCCGCAATGGGGGCCATATCGCTACGAACGCAGTGCGCGATCGCTCGGCGTGATCGCATAGGAGGCTTCAATGTATCTTCGACGACGACACTGGCGGCTCTTCAGTGCTGACACCGGCCAGGGCGGCGGCGGGGCGTCTGGAAGTGGAAGTACCGAGAGTGGCGGTACACCTGCCACAGGTGGGGCCGGCGGCACCACTGGCGGTGCATCGCGTCAGCTCAGCGATGATCGGATTGCAGAAGGCCTCCAGCGCCTGGCAGATCGCTACGGTGATGGTCTGTCGATGGTGCTCTATCGCGATAACTACCAACTGCGTGAGGAGTTGCGTACCGTGCGCAGTCAACTCCCAGCCGAAGGTGGTGTGGTGCTCTCGCGTGAGGACGCCGAGCGCTGGCGAGCATATCAGGCGCTTGGGGCGCCGAATGAGCTCCAGACGGCGGTGGAGGCACGTACCACCGCCGAGGCGAAGCTGAAAGAGTTGGAGCGCGACGGCACCCTGCGCGATGTTGCAGCAGCGATGAAGTGGCGCTTCCGCGTGCTGAAAGACCGCGATTCGGCCGCCGGCGGGCTGACCTATACCATCGTTGTGGCTGACGACGGCACAAAGACGATCACGGTCAAAGATGCCGGCGGCACCGAGTCCTCGCTTGCCGACTATGCAAAGAAACACTGGGAGGATTATCTCCCTGCACTCCAGGAGGCGGAGGCCGCCACCAGTGGAGGAGGAACATCATTCCCCCGGCAGGCGCCGGCGGGCAGCCGACCGGCAGGGACAGATCCGGCGCAGCGGTATCTCGACCGGGCGTATCGCCCGCGTAGACAGGAGTAAGAGCTATGCCAGGCATTATGTATGGAGGTATCTCCCGCACCGCCCCTGCGTGGGCAGCGGACGGGATTGGCGCGGAGACGCTGATCCCCGGCGGCGCCCGGCTTGATCCGTCGCAGTTCCTTGCCGAAGACGCGGTGGTGGTAACCGTAGGCGCGGCCGGTGCTACCCAAGGCGCGGTCAGCGTGCCGGTGGATGCCCTCAGCGGCTCAATTCCCTCGGGCACGGTGCTCTATTTTGGTGGCGCCAAGGTGGCGCAGCTTACCGCTGCGGCCGCTGCCGGCGCGACAGCACTTACGGTGGCCGCCTTGCCGACAGCGCTGGTCGATAACGACACCGCGACCTATGGCGGCGTCGGCCGCAAGGTTGTCGTTGCCGGCACGCTCATTGGACGCACGTTTGCGGAGCGCGCCGCCAATACCGGGTTTGGCCCGGCCACGGTGGCCTCGGATGACGAGATCTACCTCGTTGCCCAGGATGTTACCGACCTGGCAATCAATCCGGACGTCGAACTCTACCGCCATCAGCGGCTTGTCAAGGAGACGATGTTGCCAGGATGGGATTCGCTTTCTGCGCAGGCCAAGGCGGCCATTCGGGCGCGCTACCAGTGCATTTCTGCTCAGCCCGAGTAGCCGGCGGCTGCTCGCGGCCGACATGTTCCGTGTGAACAGGAGGCTGAACCCCCTATGGATCTGCGAACCTTGGTCGATAAACTGCATCGCGACGGGCGCGTGCGCACCATTGCGCGCAACCCGCTGGCGCAGTTCGGCCGCCCCAATCGACGCTACCTCGGCGCAACGCTCTTGCCGGAGCAGACGGTTGAAGAGAACGCCTATCGCGAGACGTCGATCAAGTATCGGACGATCATCGCGAACGACGGCACCCGCTACAGCCCAACCCAGCTCAAGGCCGGCGAGTTGGTGGGTGATATGCTCGTCGAGCTCGCCGAGAGCGACATCAAGCGCGAATTCACCGCGCGCGAGTACGACGCGCTGATCAAGCAGTTGATGCGCAACGACGACATGGACGCGATGCTGACGCTCATTAACTGGATCGATACCACGCTCAACCTGGCGCTCGCGGAGCGTAACGAGGCAGCGCGCTGGCAGGCGATCAAGCAGGCGCTGGTGCAGCGGCGCGGTTTCAATAACTACGCTGAGGACGTGGCCTATTCCAATCCGGCCGGGCACCGGGTCAACGCCGGCGATCTGTGGTCGGATAACGACTATGACCCCTTCATTGACCTCTACGCCCAAGCGCAGGTGCTGATCAACAAAGGCTTTACGCCGGCGCGAATCATCACCTCGCGGCGCGTGACGACCATTCTGACCAATAACGCCAAGGTCGCCGCGCGTATGGGTCGGGTGGTCATCACCGGTGGAAGTTTCACCGCAAGCGGCGAACGGCCAACGATGGCCGCAATCAACGGATTGCTGGCCAGTGACGATCTGCCGCCGATCGAGACCTATGATCTGCAGTACCGCACTGAGACGGGATCGCAGCGCTTCCTTTCCGATGATGTCCTGATCATGACTGCCAACACCGGCCGTGATGAGGAGATCGATTTCGGTGACGAGGAGCCGATGTTCCTGCCCAATACCCTCGGCTATGTCGGCATCGGCCGCCCGGCGGGCCAGGCGGAGCCGGGGCGCGTGATCCGCACCGAAGTTCACGAGTCGAAGCCGCCCCGGATCGAGGGTGAGGCATGGCAGACCTCACTCCCGGTGATCCTGGAGCCGGAGGCGATCACGGTTATTGGCGCAATTAACTAGACGCGGTAGCGATCATCACTGCAACCACACGTGTACGAACCGCGAAGGAGTCAACAATGAAAGACCTTGTCCAAATTCGGGTCACCGGTTGGCCGATCACCTATAACGGGATGCAATTCCCGGGCGGGTCAATTACTGCGATCCCCGCGCGCCAGGCCGAGCGCCTGGTGGCGCGGGGGGCAGCGGCGTATGTCGAGCCCGGCGAAACCGCAGGTGACGAGCCTGCACCGAATGAAGCCTCTGACGCAACCGCAAAGGCTTCGCGCAGCACGCGCAAGAAGGAGCCGTCGTCTGACGAGGATGTATGACGTTCTCCTTCGACCCCACCACCACCCCCCTATCCGACGTGCATTGGGCTCGTGCGATGGTAGGGGATACGCAAGAGGCAACCGCACTGCTGAGCGATGAACTCATCGGTGATACGCTCAGTCGGTATACGTCGCGTGCCGAGGCACTGCCAGAGGTGGCCGCGATGTGTATGGCGGAAATCGTACGCGAACCAGTGCGCGTGATCGCCCCAGACGTGACGGCTGACTATACCGATCGGCTGGCGGCCCTCAAGCCGCTCGCGGATCAGTGGTATGCGCGTCAGGAGCGCGATCAGGCAGGTGGAACCGCTGCGCCACAGCGCACCAGTACAGCCGCGCCCGTACGGCCAGTGTGGTAATCCTATGCCGCGCCCCCTCATTCCCTCACGAACCAAAGCGCGCCTCGCCGAGGTTTGCGCGCGGGTGCTGCGTGATACCTGCATTATTCACGACCGGCAGGGTGGGGCACGCAATTCCTACGGCCACAAGGAGGCCAATTACACCCCGCGCGCGCCGCAGCCGTGTAGTTGGCAGTCGCTCAGCAGCAGCGAAATTGGCCTGGTGCAGGTTGGCGTAATCCGTGCCGTCTGCTACCTCGATCCGGACACGCCGGTGTCAAACGGCGACCGTCTGGAGTTGACGCACCGCGATGGCGAGGCGCTGCCGACGTCGCTGTGGTTCGAGGTTGCCGGGCCACCTGAGCCGAACGTCAGCACCATCGCGGTGCAGCTCGTCAGTCTGACAATTGCACCGCAGCCAGGAGGGTAGCTATGTTGCGCACGGACATCGTCGTCAATCTTGATGAACTGGGCGCGCAGGGCGCGATCCAGGCCGAACTGGATACGCTCGTCCGCAAGGTCAAGCTCGATGCCGAGGGCGGCGCCAAGGTCGACGCCCCTGTTCGCACTGGGTTCTATAAAGCCAATATTGGAACGACGCCTGATGGGGTGGTGGCGCGCGCTCACTACTCCATCCACGTCGAACGCCGCCGGCAGACGATGATCCGCGCTATGCAGCGCACACTCGGGAAGCTCCGCAGTGGCGGACTCTGATCGCCAGGCGCAATTGCGCGCCTATCTCCTCGGCACGCCCTCGCGGATGACGCCGGCAGGGCGGGGTCTCTACACCGGCCCGGATTTGCTCACGCTCGTCGGCGAGCGGATTTACATCGGAATCGATCTTCCGGAGGGCTATCGACCGCTCGCAACTGACGATGATCCGGCCGAAGATGCTGGCCCGGCCGTGCTGTTGCAAATCAGCGTTGGCGGGCAACAGCCCGGCGGCCCACTGCGCCGACTGGCCATTACGGCCCATTCGTACGCCGCAACGCAGGAACTGGCGTGTCAGGTGCGCCGCGCGCTCTACGCGCGCCTCCAGGATGCCTCAGCGCCGGGCTATCGTCGTATCTGGTTCACCGAGGGCGATCGGCTCGAAACCGAGCCGGAGCCGCGCTTCTGGCTCTATGTCATGGATCGTTACAACGCACTTAATGCATGAAAGGAGATCTCGATGCCTGGCATTGTCAGTGACATCATTGTGACGCCGGTCTGGTTGTATCGCGCGCCGGTCGCCACGGCGCTGCCGGCGGACACGCTGAAAGCCGGCGGGGCGTGGCCAGCCGGGTGGAGCTGGCTTGGGTTTACGACCGAGCCACTCACGCTCATGTACACCTTTGAGGAATTTGAGGTTCGTGTGCAGCAAACCATGTCAGCGGTGCGCCGCAATCGGCAGACGGAAGAGGCGGGGTTCGAGACGGTGCTCGCCGAGCATACCGCGCCGAATATGGCGTTAGCTATGGCCGGCAAGGCGAGTAGTACCGTCGCAGGAACCAGCCAACCCGGCAAGGAAACTTTCACCGTCGGCGGTGATCCAAACTTGCCAGTCAGTATGTACGGCTTCGAGGGAACCTACGTCAACGAGGAGGAGGGTAACACCGAATTCCCCGTGCGCGCCTTTATGTGGCGGGCAACGACGGCCGAGGGCGGCGAAGTGGCGTACGACCGCGAAGAAGTCGCTGGCATTCCGCTGAAGCTCAAGGCCATCGCAGACACATCGAAGCCGAAGGGCCAGCAACTCCTCAAGATTGATCGCATCCTCGAAGCGGCGACGAGTTAAGCCAGCGGCGGGCTCAGCAATGGGATCCGCCGCCTTTGTAGGCGTACACTACAGGAGTTCCGTGTGACCACCACCACCACCAAGCCAGCGGCGACCGCTCAGGCCGCCTCGGACGCCGAAACCTTTGTCACGCTCGGCGGCGACGAGTATTTACTCATTCCGCCGCCATACAACCAGGCACGCGCCTGGCGGAAGCGATTCCAGGAGCCGCTTGATCGACTGCTTGGCGCCGTCGGCGAGTCCCGCGTCATCCTGTCGGCGCTCAATCTGCCCGACGCTGACGATCCGAAAGCGATGCTCCAGGCGCTGAAGGGTATGGATGTCGGGCAGATTGTCCGCATCTTTGCCCAGGTCGTGCCCGAACTGGTGCGCGCTCCTGATCTTGCCTGGGATCTGCTGATGGCCTGGAGCCCGACGCTTGCCAGCCAGGCTGATGCCATTGGTGATGTCGCGAGCGACACCGAAGTCATGGCGGCGTTCGTGGAGGTTGTGAAGCAAGCCTACCCTTTGGGGACGCTCGTCGCGTTCCTTGGCCCCTCGAAAGTTGGGACGCCCAAGAACTCGCCCGTGCCACGTGGCAAACCGAAGAACTTGACGATTTGACGATAACGCTTTTGACGCGCTCGTATATGCGCCGAAAGCAATACGAGGCGCGGCTGATTGCGGTCGAGTTGGCCCAGGTTCTCTTCGGAAGCGCCCCGGCCGCAACGAAAGAGTCGAAGGCGCCTGCGCCGCGCACGCCCACGGCGCACACCCCGGCACACGGCATGACCCGCATCCCTGCTGCACAGGCGTTGCGCCTCATCGGCGTTACACCGCCCCAGTGATTGGACGACTCTGGTGATTACGCTCGGCGACGTCATTATCTATGTGCGTGGCGATACCGCAGATGCGGACGCTGCGCTGTCGCGTATCACCAGCACAGCGCAGCGCGCCGCCAGCAAGATTGGCGGCTTCTTTCGTGATGCCCTGGCGTTTGTAACCGGTGGGCTCATTCAGCGCGCGCTCAGCGGCATCATTGACGGCTTTGGCGCAATCCCTGGGCGTGTACTGGATGCTGTCGGCTCTTATGAATTACTGACCGCTTCGATTGGCTCACTCACTGCGAAAGAGTTGGTACAGGCTGGGGCGGCCAACGACTTCAACGAAGCGCTTGGGCTTTCGAGTCGTATGGCGCAGGAGACGCTCCGGTGGCTCGAAGCACTCACTATTCAGTCACCCTTTGAGGCAGACGATGTAGCGTCTGCCTTCCAGCTCGCGCAGGGATACGGCTTTCTGGCATCAGCGACGAGCAGCGTATCCGAGGCGCAAGGCCTGGGCATTGTGACAGCCCAACGGCTGACCCAGGCGATGCTCAACCAGGTCGCGGCAACCGGGCGCAGTCCGGAAGTGATGTCGCGGGTTGCGCTGGCATTAGGGCAAATCAACGCCAATGGCAAGGTAAC